GCTAATGAGAGCACTTCTACGAACACCACCAACAACCACGATTTCAGCGATCTTACAAACAATGTCATGTGCCTCCAATGTATTCAAACGGCGGCCAGCAGCCTTCTTGAATGTTGCTACGCAAAACTTAAATAGGTCTTCAAGTGGTGCTGGGCCAGAAGCACGACCACCAAATGTCTTAAGCGGTGCGCCAGCAGGACGAACCTTAGATAGATCCCAGCGCGGTACTTGACCAGCATATAGAAGATGAATTAGTTCCTTGAGAGCCTTAGCCCAACCGAGCTTTGAGTCAGCAACTACAATGTTTGTCTCAGTATCATGAAATGAATCCGATACGATAGGCAGTTGATCGACAAATTTGGATTCAACAGAGAAACCAACACCGGTACCATTCATAAGAACATAAAGAATTTCGTCAAATGAACGAGGAGAATCCACAGCAACATAAGAGCAATTGTAGCCAGAAACATTCTCACGCTTGAGTGCTTCACCAGCAGTCATTAAACAACGCATTGATGGCATAATTTCAAGATTGAGTACAGCATCTTCAAGTTGCTTACGCTCTTCCTTGGTAACAGTATAGCCTGTATTGTCCTTGATATGCTCATCAAAAAAGTTAAAATAACGAGCAACTGTTTCATCCCAGTTCTCTCTACGATTTTCTTCCCACAACCACTTAGCATAGCGGCTCTTATAAATGAATTCTTGATATAGTGTCGGTAACATGTTACTGCCTGACATACGGATACTCCTAAATTTTTTATTGATTTTCTAATACTGTCTTAAGTGATGGGAACTGTTCAGTGATGATGTTCCAACATTGTGTGGCTAATTCTCTATGTTCCTTCTGCGTTCCGTTGGCCATGCGAAACTCACAGTAGTGGATCCATGAACGGAGTGTTCCTGACATATACATCCGTGACATAGTGAGACCTTCAGGAAGAACAGAACGAGCAACCTCTTTTGCAATGCCATTTTTTATTGCCCAATCATAGTATGTCTTGGCAGCCAATAGCATTTCATTCTGCACAAGATTCCAACTATTTTGAAGATCGTCATTATCAGTCTCAATACTGTTCTGTCTATTCTTTGTATCCTGCAATCGTGCTTCGCGCGGTTTACTCATCTCTTGAACTTCCGCATATCGCTGTGAAAATTCCTGAAACGAGAACGACCGATGACGAAGGATTTGACGACCGATATCGCGGGTAGTCTCGATCTCAAGGCAAAGACTAACTGTTTCAAAGATTGACCAATGCTTATTCTTTACGCAATAAGCCAGCAACTTTTCTGAGGTGTCATTATTCAACTGATTACTGGGATTAGACACTCGGGCACAATAAGCAATAAACTGCTCGGCCGTTTCTACACCTTCAACCACAGGCTTGGTGATAGCCACAAGTTTCACATTATCCATTATATTTCATTCCTCTTGACCAATCATTACCGGGGTTATCTTTACTTCTCTTTCTTGTTCCTGAACTATGAGTCCACCAACAAGTGTCTTTTACATGCTTACTGCCATGATTATCACTATTTACATCAAGATATCCAGCATTTTTTTCTTTAGCGATCATACCGGCTTTCGTAGAATTTGCTTTAGTGTCTGCTATACCAAGAAAAGCCGGCCGACCTGATAACAATCTATCTTGCATAGTTTTCTTACTGACTTGCTTTCTATCTATCTTCTGAAAATTATGTGAGCCTTCACTTATCAACTTTTTTTGTGTGATGGAAGCAAGTCTAGCAATCTCATCTCTATCATATTCATCCATACGAATCATAATAGCATGAACAGCACCAATATCACCTTGTGATCTATGTATCTCTAGATGTTCTTCAATAGAAACGAGTTTGAGATTAGACAACTCATTATTAGAACGATTACCATCAATATGGTGTATCTCAAAGCCATCAGGAATATTACCATGAGATATCTCCCATATTCTACGATAGTGCATCAAACTTCCTGATATGTCTTGATAAAAATTTCATTCTTGCAAGGATAGAACTCGCCTTCAATACCCTTGATAATCCAATCACCAACAGATGCTTCAATGCGGCCTTCTAGTGTATCTATCCACAGAGTGGGAGGATTGGTGCTAAAGCCCACATCACCACTGTTTATCCACTCTTCTATATCTAGTACAGACTTGGAATCTGTTAGTTGCATCGCTTCAATCGTTACGGGCTTCTTACGAAACTTACGAACTACACCTTTTTCCATTGTTCAAACTCCAGCTTGGCTCTCAAATCATTAAATGTATGTTTATCTATAATACTTTGGATCTCACTTGGTGTCGTTCCAGTCAGGATCCAGTCGTTTATGTCTTTTGCTGCTATATTTTGAGGCCAAATAAAAATATAATCACCGTGACGAATTGTCTTGTTCATCTGCTTAACAATATCAACATTTCTTGGTTCATTATCATGAATGAACACATAGTCATAATTGCCGAGCAAAAGAGTAATATTATACAACGAAGCGTCCATAGTTGCAAGTGAATTCTGCAAGAATAGACTATCAATTGGGCCTTCAACAACATAAACGCGCTTCGTTAAATCTACGCGATCTAGCCCGTAAATTTTCTTGAAGTCATCATCCATCTTGATTGTGATATACTTAACTTTGGATTCACCAATAGCACGACCCTGAAAACCAAGAAGCTTTTTTTCTTGATCATAGAATGGGAATATGATACGCTGTTCTTCAAACAAAGTCTTTTCATAATCAGGCAACATCTCCAGAACAAACGCTTTGAAGTTGGATGCATAGTATATATCATGCATTTTATCGCGCGGTATCTTACGATCAACAAGATACTTCTTCGCAGCATGATCTTCTGGTAAAGAATCGATAGTAGGAAGATTTATCTTTTGTACGATATTGAATACAGGCTTTGTCTTTGCTATGGAAAAATCTGGCGTTGCTACATTACCTTTGTTCTCATTCTTGTAGCGTTCCAACTGATATTCACGATAGAGTGAGCGATCAATCGTTTTTAGAAAGTTTCCAATAGAAAGCGAAGTGCCACAGTTATGACACTGGAAAAACAGATCCGACTTGCGGCGGTAGAAATAGCCGCGCGTCTTTAGTTTGTTCTTGTGGGAATCTCCGCAGATAGGGCAACGGAAGTTCCAGAGAAATTCCGACTTCTGTTTGAAACGTTCAAGTTTAGTGGAAACGAGAGATACATATTTCCGATCAATATACAAAGACATAATGCCACCCAATGTTACATAGATGGCATTATATCAGGTAGTGTTAGAAAGTCAACGGTTACTTTTCACGCTTATTCATTCATTTCCGATGCTAGGTAATCATGAGCAGTTGAAATGTAATCTTCGGACTTAGTAATTTTTGATTGAACCCATTCTGGTAAATCAGTATCAGGTTTCATCATCTTCAACAAATTTTCAGCATTACGACAAATAGTTTTTAGTTGAGTGATAGCCATATCACCCTCATAACCATATTCTCTTTCGTCTTTGACTTCACTCAATTGTTCCGTTCCTTCACGGATAGTCTGTAGTTTATTATGAAAATTTTCTTTGATGTCCATTTTTGTTTTTCCTTATTCAAAGAGTTTGGTAATGTTGAGCGCATTGTTAGCCACCAAGAATACAAGGAATGAAATTATAGCGGCTATGCCATATTTCCACATTTCAATCTGGCTAAGGCGCTTGCTAATACCAGTATCTTCTTTATGAATCTCTTCTCTCAACTTTTTCAATTCAGCCAGAATCGACTTTTCGGAATCTTCTATCTTGTCTGTCAGTTCTTTATTGACTGTATTGATTCGGTTGTAGATATCTTTAATGTTGTTGTTTGTTTCTATTCTTCTCATTTCCAGAACACTCTGCATTTCGGCTGTTGTTTTTTCTTGGTTCTCAAGTCTCTGCTCCTGCAAAACTACCATTCTAGAAAGACTGGATGCAATCTCTTGCATCTTATCAATCGTAGTGTCGAACTTCTCTAACAAAGCTGACATGGTTATTACATCTTTTTTCAGTAATTCAATATCAACTTTAATTTCTTGTTCGGACACTTCACTTCACTCCACTTGTTGTTATTTTTATTTATCTCTTCCTGTTCCAGCCGGCTTCTTCACAGGAGCTTTAGTAACAGGTGCTTTATTAGGTATTACTTTTACATTGAGTTGTGGTTGTTGTGATGCTGTTACAGCAGCCAATCTTTCTTGCTTTTCCATCACGCGCGAACCAAACCAGAATGCGATAATGGTAGAGAATAGCGACATAGTATCTGGATCCCAAACAGCATCAAGCATAGTTGGGATATCTTGCCCCTGCTTGATCATTACATAGGCCGCAGACCACTTAACGGCCACGAAGAGAATAAAGAATGAATAGGTGATAACGGGTCTGATAGAAGCTCGTAGTGCGTTGATAAACTTGCCACCATCAAGAGACTTATCATGATCAAGAGCTGATTGTCGAGACTCAGCGTCAGCCTTAATCTCCTCAATATGGTACTGTATGTTTGCCTGCGTTGCAGCAGCATTGAGTTTAATTTCGGTAAGTTGTAATTCATATTTTAACTCCTGCTTACGCTCAAATATTTTCACAACGGAAGGCAGTAGACTTCCTAAAATTCCTAAAAAAGGTGCTAATAGTGCTAACATTATTTACCTCTAACTTTAGTAACGGGAGTATAAGACTTTACAGAAGGATCAGCAAAAGGAGAATTAGCACCAGTTGTATCAGCAGGTCTGTTTGGATTTGCTTCAGGTGGTTTTATTCCTTTACCTAAAAGTTTCATCTTGGTATCATCACCAAATTGCTTTTTTGGTAGGATATCAGGATATATTCTATTTTGCTCTTCCAGAAATTCTCTAAATGTTTTCATTTATTTGCCTCGTTTAATCTGTGTAGGCGTCATGGTTGTAGTTGTCTTCTGTACTTCTTCACCACCCTCAATCAATTGTGTAATCTTCTCTTGCCCTCTAGTCCAAGCTGCAACGCCTATGATTGCTGCCATGGCCAGATGATAGAACCCACCTTCTTTTAATGTAATAGGATCCCACGGCTCTTTAACGATATACATGTAGACTGAAGGAAATATAATGAAGTCGCATATACACACAGCAAAGTACTGCCACGCAATGGCTGGTCTCCAATAAGATTTCAGCCAGGTTTCTTCTTTCATTTTAGTCTAGCAAACTGCCAATGCATTCCGTCACAGCGGCGCTCGTCTAATGTATCCTTATCTCCATCCCAATCACCACCCCATAAAGCACCTGTTTTTGCCCAAGCATCTAAGACTTCTGGGAACTGTGAGAAGCGTGGAGTATTATCCGATAGTGAATTGTTTGCAGGGTCAAGGTCAATAGCACAACCCCATGAGTGCATCGATAGACTGTTACCACCACGCATCAAGCGATAGTTATAACAACCAGCAAAGATAGATACACCCCAATGATCTAGTGTCTTTTGCTTACCGCCAGCAGCGTTGAGTAGATTGTTGAATGCTTCTTGGAATCCAACGAGACAATTCTTGTTTACTTTAAACTGTGCTACATGCTTGCCAGCGTATGTGATACGAAATGGTGGCTTGAATGCTACCAGATATTCCGATTCCCATTTCGCAGATGGTTGTGTTATATTCTTCCCGCTCGGATTACCATAAAAGGTATTACATTCGCGTTGTAGTGGCCATTTTGTCATTTTATATCTCCGTAGCGCACATACATACAGGCGCCTGTGTTTTCGTCCTCTACAATTATCGGACCTTTTTTCTTTTTCTTTGCGTGTTGACGTAAGTCATAATAAGCATCATCTTCTTCAAGATATCTTTTCCAATGCATACCTTTTTTCTTTGCTTCGCGTAGAGAATTGAATGTTGAGTGTGAAACAATAAATGTTTCCTGATTTAGGAAAAAACCGCGACGAGCCATTTCACGCTCTGGTTTAGTTTGAACATTTGTCTGAACAGCATCTCCTGTTGCGTTTGTTGGAACATCTTCTTCAAGTCCTATTGCTCTTCTGGCTAGACCCAAATAAGATGGAATTTTACTTACCGTTTCACCGCCCTTCATAGCACTGCCAATGGCAGCACCTACGCCAGGAATTTCAGGAGCAATAGCCATAGCACCCATTCCAGCAATATCTCCTGCTGCGGCTGCTTGTGGATTTTTAACATCATCCCTGGCTAGTTTTTCTTTTTCTTGATCTAACTCTCTGGAATATGTGGTATCGTTTTTTGATAGACCAGTCGCTTTCAAAGCCTTCTTCGCAACATAGTCTGCGCCTGCTCTAGCATACTTGTATCCACCGAAAGTTGCTGTGTCTGCTACATTTCTACCAAAAGCTGACACTGAGTCCATAGACGGAAGATAATCTGTTATACCTTCGTCAACATTTTTTCTTCTTATGGCTATTATTTTCTTCATTTTTCTATTGACTTTCTATTGACAATGTGGTATAAAGGCTATGTCAGCCATCATATGAATAACTCTATAGATTACTAAGTCTGTTACCAACAAATATGTCTATACCAATATCGGCTGCATTATAATGATTACCATTAATACCATTTATATGTCTTGGCATAAAATTTAGAAACAGTAGAAAAGTTTTAAGTATGTCAAAGTCTTCCTTATCAATCTTAAAGAACAACATTCTCGCAGAAGGTTCTATTCCAAACACATTGGATAGAACAATGATATGATTTAAAATCAATCTTTCCTTTAGCTCACCTGTAGTCTTATATCTTTTGATAAGTCTCTTGACATACTTAATTCTACTCAAGTCTTCTTCAAATTCACTCATCACACAATTAGGTCTATCGTAGGCTTTCATTGCGTAGATGATGAAGTTATCATCATTCAAGTTTTCAATCATTATTTCTTTTCAGTCTTAGCCTTATATTTCTCAATTTTCTTTTTTAGGTTTGAAGTCATATTAGAGGCTTTACGAACACCTTTTTGAATCAAACCGCTTCGCATACCATAAATTGCTGGTGCTATACCGGCAATGGTGCCTAACGCTAATGCAAGATTACTTTCATCTACCTTTTCTTCTTCAACAGGCACACATTTATCTTTGCCTTTTTCAGTTCCAGCGTAACGATATCCTTTCCAGCAAGCTTTACCATCAATACCTTTTTTCTTTTCTTCATTCAGACCATTATCAGCCTTATATGAATCAAATGAATCTTCAGCATCGGCCTCATCGCCGTCTGTTGTTTCTCCATCTTCCATTTCAGATTCGATATCATCTAAAATTTCTTGGAGTTCACTCTCTTCCACGATCTCACAGAAAATATCAAATGAACCCATATCATTCATTTGATACTCAAAGTATATGTAATACGGATCATAGTTCTTTACAACTACTGTTCCATCATTAGTCATACCCATCTTGTTTCCAAATTGACTGATTGGAAACACTTCATGCCCTGAATCTCCATCTAAGAAATTTGTCTGAGGTGGAAATATGCTGAATGGTGCTAGAACCTTGCGAACCATTTCCAAAGCATGGTATGGAGTCGCATGAGGCCTAGCTGTTACTGAGGCTAGATGAATGTTGATGTTATCTCTAACAGGTCCATTATCTACTCCCACAAAGCCCTTCTCAGTTTGAGCATAGGGCATCATCTCTTCACTGAGGAAATCCTTAAACTTCTTCATTTATTAACTACCAGGGAAGTATGTATTGTCGGCAGTGTCATCACCAGCGATTGTTCCTGTTGCTACAAGAGTTTCGTAGAACTTACGACCAGCACGACCGCCAACTGTAGCTGTAAATGTTGGACGAGTTGTGTTTGCGCCAGTGTATGTTACTGTTGGAGCGGATGTGAATCCTGTTCCAGGATTATTAACAACAACTGTAGCAACTACGTTCAATGTAGAATTTGATGAATATGACTGTAATGTGTTCTGTGAGTTTGCTGTTGTATATGATACGTTAGCGCCAGTACCACCGCCACCAGAAATTGTTAAGAATCCTGCTGAGTTGATGCCTGTACCGCCACTTGGGTAAATAGTTATAGTAGCAATACCGCCTGTGCCAAGTGTCTGCTTTACCCAACCAGAGTGAGGTGGTATATTACCAGCCGCAATAGCTTGAGTGTTTGATTTTTCTGTTACAGATACACCTAATGTACTTGCTACATTAGCATACTTTGGCTTGCTGTTACCTGTAGCTCCGTCTAGATTACCCCATAGTGGCATTTTTTTTCTCCTTGATTTCTTTTGTATTTGTGTTTTGGTTTGTTGAACTTCTAGCGGAAAAAGTAGTGTCTGGTGGATTCGTTTCAATTTCTTCACCATTTTGACCAGTATCAGTTTTTCCTAAATCAACATTATCTTGTTCACCTAAATGACTTGTATTTAATGAGCGGCCTTTCATGTTTTGTTGACCACGATTTTTTTGTCCAGCAAAACGATTCTCTAGTCTTCCCAGAGTAGATTTGCCTTGAGCGCCACCTGATGTTATAGGCCTTCTAGCTTCTTTAACATATTGGTTAGGACTCACGGGATCTTCTCCATGAGTTGCTTTGTGATGAGCAGGATTAAAAGGTTCTGATTTGCCTACAATCTCCGCAAGTTTTTTCTTGCGAACAGTTTTGACCATCTCTGCTAATTGTTTATTGTTCATTACTTTACTCTTCCTGTTCCAACTGGAGCTTTCTTAGCAATACCTGGTTTGGTTGAAAAAGTTGTACCAGTTTTTTTACCAGTTGTTATGCCACCGGGACCTTTAGTTGGTCTACCACTTGCTCCAATAGTATCATCTCTCTGATTTCTTGTTTGTAGTTTTGATCTGGTGGCTACTTTTTGTACAACTCTATCTTTTACTGCTTGTTGTGTACCTGGTTTAGCTGCTTGTTGTGTACCTGGTTTAGCTAATTGTGTCTTAGCAGGAGTTGCAGCACTAGGTGCTGAAGGAACCGATGGTGCAGATCCTCTTCCAGTTTTTTCAAATGAAGGACCACTCGTTTGTGTTGCAGCAGCACTTACAGGTGGTGGATTGTTAGTGGATATACTTCTTCCTAAAGCAACACCTGCGGTACCAGCAGCAACGGCAGCAGCAGCTTTAGGATTCTTCTTAATTACATCATCAACTTTGTTAACTACTCTGCCTACTCCGGCTCTAATATCTTTTGCAGTTGCAGACATTCTTTGTCTAACAGCAAGTTTAGTAGCTTGTTGGGTTGCACTAACTGTACTACCACCGACTCTACCACTTTGTGCATTTTGTGCTAGTTTCGATCTAGAAGCAAGTTTAGTAGCTTGTTGGGTTGCACTAACTGTACTACCACCGACTCTACCACTTTGTGCAGATTGTCTTGCCTTTTGTAGATTGGCGGCAAAAGTTCCTGATGGCGATGATAATCTTGCCGGTGCTTTTACTTCAGGTGGTTTAGATGATCCCCAAGGACCATCTTCTGGCTTACGCTGTGCAGCAATACGATTGCCTTGGCCTGTGCCTTTAGGAACTTTAGGAACAGCACTACCACCTTCTCTTGCGGCAACAGATACTGGTTTTACAGGAGCAGATGTAGGAAGAGCTTTTGTAACACCTGATGTCACTTTTTCTACGCCTGTTGCTGCTTTACTACCTCTTGCAAAATTAATAAGAGCTTTACCAGTTCTTACTACACCGCCTACCGCAGCACCACCAAGAGCATCTATACCAGCATCAATTGCTGCGCCTTTGTAATCGCCTTGAGATGCTTTATCAATAGCTGTTGCGCCAGGAGTAAATGCTTTTACAGTATTGACAACAGGTTCCATTGCAGTATCAATTTTTGCTCTAGCTGCTGCCGCATCTTTTGGAGCGGCGGCGGCACCTAAACCATAATCTGATCTTGCTTTAGCTTGTTCCGCCACGACCTGCTTTACAGCAGAAGCAGTTACGCTCGAATTGTGGCGGTTATTAAAACCCTCATTCATCTTCTTTTTAGCAAGGATCTTTTTAGCAATTTCATGTGCCTTGGTAATATTCTTTTTTTCCATTGGTGGTTCGTCACCAGTAGATTTCTTTACAGCGGCCATGCCAATTGCGTAAGGATTAGACTTTGCTTCCTTCATTGTGCCTGCTGGTAATGAAGTCTTAGCGGCACGATTTGGTGTCTGTTCCTTAGACTTTGCATAGTCTGGTGTTCCAGTGGCATAATCTGGCTTTGAAATGCCCATTGAAGATGGTGATGTTACATCGCTGCCTTCTTCCATTGGTTTCTTCTTAGAACGAAGCATCTTGAAGTCATGCTTTGTTAACTTATCTTTTTCTGGTTCATGAACATCAAGCTTCTGCTGATTTGGATGAAGACCTTCGGTCAATACTGTTTGATAAGCAGCATCCCACTCGCCCTGACGTTCGTGTGGAAGAACCTTACGGTCTTGAATACCAAACTTTTCGTTAACTGCCTTTACAGCATCGCGGTCAGCCTGGTTACTTTGCATAACCTGCTGAATAGCATCAATTAGTGGATCTTTCTTGTTAAGCATTTTTTTATTCCTTTTGGATTTAATTATATTTATTTAAACTTTATTCTTCGCAGTTCCAACGTCTAAGCGACATGGCTTTACGTGTTGGTCTGCCTTTTTCGTCTTTCATTGGGCCAGGCATACCGCCCATTCTTGCACAAAAAGATTTGCGGCGTTTAGCAGCTTTACCATCAGGATCTAACTTTGAAGGTGGTGTAGTCACGGCTGTCTTAATACCAAATTTCTTTGCGCCTTTTCTTGTTAGACCAGCACCACTTTCAGTTGACCTATAATAACCTTTTGAATCAGCACCGCGTTCATTAAGTTGATCTTCTGCAACTTGAACAGGAATACTGCCTGATTTTTCGCCTTCTCTTTCTGCTGGATCTTTACCAGAAGAAGCAGCAGCAAATGCCATTTCTTTAATCTTCTTAACAGATTTTTTCATCTTATGATCACAACTACAACCAGCAGTCTCAAGTCTTAGAGCAGCATCAATTAGTTTCTGTTCAGCCAGATTGCCATACTTTTCAGCAAACTTCTGTTGTGTCTTTGGACTTAATGCCCACTCTTGAATCGATTGTGATGCTTCATATACAGAATTGCCTACATTAGAAAAACCCATATAGAAACCCGGTGCTTTAGAAACATTAAGTTCTTGCCCCAAACCATTACCGATTGGTAATCCACCGCGTGGAATATTATTATCTTCTCTTGTCAACTTCTTTCTAACAATCTTAACTTTCTTATTTTCGGATACGCAATCTTGACCAGGAGTCATATTCTTATAAATCTTTGCAAGACTATCTGTACCAATCTCACGATTAGCAGGATCAACCATATAGTTTTCAAACTTATCATCTGGCGTTTCGGCCAGTGGGCGCTTAATCTTCTTCTTTATTCTATTGTTTGTATGATATTCTTCTGGTTTAACTCTCTCGCGACCTTCGTTCATTGTTTGAACCTTTACTAGTTTACCACCCTTACTGTGATACAATACTTTATTTTCGTTGCCGACTTTACGACCAAATCTACCAAATCCATAGTATGATAGTCCAAGCTTTCTTGCTTGTGCCATCAACTCATTATCTGGCTTATGAATAACATTTGGAACACTTTGACGAACCTGTGTGAGAGTTTTTGTTGCTCTTGGTTCTTGATAAGTGATGCCGCGCTTCTGCGATTCTTTTTCGATCCATGCTTTTGCTGCTGGATTTTGATTATCAGCACGAACAAACTGTTGTGCCATGCGACGAACACGATTGAAGTTTGTTTGAATCTTTTCTTTTTCTTCAGGAGATACTTTACGAACATCAGCCGTATTATCTACCACTGCAAAGTTTTTATTGCCAAATATCTTCTGTAGTTCGCCGATATTCTTCTGCGCTAGATCCCATTTCTCTTGACGGATATTCTCAGTGCCATCTGGCATACCTTGCTTGTTTGTACCATCTGGAACTTTACGCTTACCTAATTTACCGCGTTCAACATTGCGCTCACGCGATACATCGTTTGATGTGTTTACGAATACCATCATAGTTTCGTAACCATCAGCCTCAAGATTTCTCTTAATTGTCTTTATCTTTTCTAGATCATCGGCTGTACCATTGATGATAAGTCCTAAACGACCAGCAAGAGCAAGTCTCTCTTGTTCTTTGGTAATGTTCTTAGCACGACCACGAACAATATCACGCTCAACTCTTTCTTCATCGGGCATCTCAAGGTCAAGACCGTTCTTCTGCATTAGATATTCAAATGCAACATCCGAATTGACTTCTCTTAGTCCTTCACCACGAAGAACCGAATTCATTACAAAGTCTTTTCCTGAACCTGGACCACCTGCTAAGAAGATAGCTTTAAGTTTGCCTGGGTCATTTATACCTTCTTGAAGATTTTTTTGCTTATATTCGTTAGCACCTTCTTCGTCTTTCCAATCACCTTCGCCCGTATCCAACACTTGAGTTTTGTTGGAAAATTGCATCTTCTTTGTGTCTGCGATGTTTTGTGTTAGATAGTTAGAAACAACTGTAGGCGATACTTGCCCTGTAACATATCCCATACCTCTTATATCACCACCAGAAGCATGATTTGCAACATGATCTTCTACAACATATCCTTGCTTAAACATATCTGGATTAGATTTGGCAAACCAACGCATGATCTTACCAGCTTCTAAGTTTGCTTCGTTCTCAATATCAGATCCAGTAGAACCCTCTTTGGCAATATCTTTACCTAGTTTTCCATCTTCATTCTGCTTATGATGTACAAGTTCATGTGCAACAGAACGGAATATGTCCATAGGATGTCTATTCATAGTAGACACTGATAGTTCGTTAGATGATGGATTGTATGCTGCGAATGAATTATAACCGTCCTTGTCCGTCTTATATCTAAGATTAGGCATAGATTTTAGACCAAGCTTATTAGACGCAAAAGACACGAAAGAGTCCAGCATTGGTGCTAGTTCTTTACGTGTCACTTCTTCGTTTAGAGAATGATGTTTGCGGATTTGTGTGAAGACTTTACGAACATGACTATCAGGCATATCTGGATGATATGCTTTAAAATGATCGTAGTTGCCATCTTTAGCCAGTTTTTCAAGCTTAGACGCTGATACAGAACTGGTTAGTTCTGCGCGACTCATCTTGCGAGGATCTTTATTACTCTCTTTGCGTTCACCGCCAGCAGCATGTACTGTATAACTCTTGAAATGAAAAGGCACATTACCTTTCTTGTCTTTCTTACCGTTATACTTGTCTAAGAAATTCTTATACTCTCCCACACGATCCGAACCTGCAACTAGATGCAAATGATCATGACTTTTATGGAGATGTGAAAGGAAATGGGATAATGTCTTGGTATGCTCAGTGCCTGTATCTACAGGATGATTGAACACTTTTTCAGCGTGAGCTTTCTTGGTCTTAATATCTAATGGCTCTGCTGTGCCTGATAGACCTATAGTAAGTTTACCATTAGTCTTAGTCGCTATATCTTTTGCTTGATCGATAGCTGCTTTGTGACCGATGGTAGGTATACGCACCTTGCCATAAAAGGCAACACCTGTAGTTTTCTTTATCATTACTTCCCTCTATAGGAATGTTAATCTATAGAGTTATTTAGTAAACTTTAACTTTCGTAGAGCTTACGTACTATTGTCGATTTTGCGACAGAAATGACGCTTTCAGCTATTACTTTCTTAGGTAGATATTTTGATACCCTACCATCTTTAACCAGATATCCAACAGCTTCTACATCAGGATACATCGCTGCTACCTTGTGTAGAATATCCAGGTTCTTCTCATGGTCATCCCACATACGAATCCTATCCCACTTGCCAGAAGCGAGGTACTTCTTTATGACAACTCCCTTATTGATATGTGCTGGTGAGCTTGGCTTAAGCTTAGATAGGTTGCCAGAACGTTCAATATAAACATGATCAATAGGAAATCCATGATCACGAAAAGCTTCTAGAAACTCTTTATGATCTTCAAAATCGGCTCTGGCTGTAATGATGATAGAGTGAGAGTTTTCAGATTGATTCATAACAATACTTTTGGCTCTATCCAGAACATTACTAATTGGTTTGAATGTTTCACGAAAGATTTTACCAGAACGAAACTGAGAGAAGTCCAACTCTTCACCTTGACCTAGCTTATACGTGTTATACTCACCCGCTGAAAGAGACTTAATTACCTTACCGTCTTTCTTAATGTTTACTTTTGCAGATGTTTTGCCTAAAGTATCATCAATATCCCACACGTTCAATGTGCGAATTTCGTTCTTATGCTTCTTCTGATATGCACTATATTTCATTTCGACCAATTCTTTGTGGCGTTGAAGTTTGCTTGTGAGAATTCCAATCGGTCCACAAGTTTAACTGCATTACCGATCTTATCGATAGCAACGAATCCTTCCGGTGCTGTTACTTTGAGTCCAGTGGAATCTGTTCTTAGATATGTTCCAACGGAATCTTGGACTTGCTGTAGTTTTTGCACAACCATATTTTTAGCACGAACCAGAAGATTTTGCAAGTCAAATATCTTCTTTAGCTCATTTTTATTTGCTCTATAAAATCCAATTATAATCTTCTTTTCCATTTCACGTTTCTGTCTGGTATCCGCTTTCTTAGCTTCCAGAATAGACTTGTTCAACTTTTCTTCTACACTGGAAATAAGTCCAGCAACGTGAGATGTTGTGTTTGTAATTTCTTTACCTTCACGAACTTTTAGATTGTTCCAGGCTTTGATTGTAATTTTGTATGTGTCGTTTGTTGCAATCTGGTTTAGTGTGCGAGGAGATATTGTTCTAAACAATGAACCAGCTTGTGATAGAATAGCGTTCAAAGTATCCGTCTCTTGCTTGGTAAATGTAGCAGTACCAGAAGCATCAACGAATGATGCATCACGATACCACACATTCTTTGATATTTTCATACCACCGATATCAGCACCAAACGATGCTTTCATATCGGCCATCGTATCGCCATTGTATGTTGTATGCCAAACAATACCCATCTTTGCAGATGTTATAGATTTAGCAAGACCGCTATCAGCAGGAACAGCATATACGATTGTGTTTGGTTGGAATGTAATGTAAGACTTGCCATCAATCTTTTCAGTCTTAAGATCAGATGAAGTGAACATCATATCGCCTTGCATAACACCAGATATACCAAGTTCGGACAAATACTTCAAGGCAATCTTTAGCTTCACATTTAGTCCTGCACCAAGATGATTCTTGTCTATGTCTGCATTGGTATAATTGAGCTTTGCGTTTTGAGCAAATACACCTTTCGTACCAACAAAGAACTTGCCGTTCTCTGGATTGATACCAGCAAAGATGGCTGGTGCACCATCCCATTTAGTTGTTAAGTTGACAGTTCTACCAGTAGCATGACCAGCGAGCATATCACGAAGAGACTGTAGAAAGGATATTGCACCTCTTGTACTAGAAACTCCTCCATTGAGTACTTCGTCTTCCAAGTGTTCTAAGTGAAGGTTCTTACCTTCTTTTGATTCCGTTAAATAGTCTTGAAAATTTATCATTTTACAGCATTTCTATTCATTTTTTTAACGTTATTGTTTACTCGACTTGCATAGACTGCAAGTACACGTAATCCAGGATATCCAATTGGAGATCCTAATCTTGTCTTATCGTTTCTTATCAAGAACCAAACATCGCTTGGACTACCTTCAATATCTGCTAAACTTCTTATGATCTCAGTAACGCTTATCGTTAGAGTATTGTTCTTACCATCAAATTTGAAATCGGGTTTAGAGAAAGTTTTTTTAATAACAGCACCCTTGCCAGGTAATATA